GTTCCAGGCTTTCTCCAGATCAATGAAGTACTGACGGTACTGCTTGCCTTTCTCGGATCGCTGGATCATACAGATCTGCTTTGCCATGTCTACGGAAATCTGGTAGTCAACAGCTGGTCTGCCACCTGTTTCTGAGGTTTCTCCCAAAATTGGGAAAAACTCATTTCCCTCTGAAAATCCGTATTCCTTCATTCTTTCAAACCATGTTGTAAATTTTGTTCCAATTTCCAGACCTGCATATAATTCTCTTGCAGATACGGTCGGCTGTTCTGCCTCGTAATTGATTTTTAACAATTCTTTCATCTAATTCCTTCTTTCTATCTTTATTTGTGATTTTGTGTTATACTTTTTCAAAATACTTTACAAAGGAGAATTGCCATGAATAGTGATGTAACCATTATCCAATCTCGCTTTCACTACACCGAAAAAGCATATGTGCCAAACACTTCGAACATCGTAGTTATCATTGACGAGCTGATCAAATTGATGGAACCGTATTTTCACAAACAAGCCCCTACATTCCGACTTATAAATGATATTCGCTTTGAACACCCAGAAACCGCTTCTACTTACGATAAAATTCATATCTGCTGTATGGACACTTCTTGGTCTCAAATAGCCTATCAATTTTCCCATGAATTCTGTCACCTTTTAATTGGAAATCCAGTTCCACAAAAGATGCGATGGTTTGAAGAAAGCATTTGCGAACTTTCCTCTTTGTTTTTCATGGAACAGCTGGCCATTGTTTGGGCGAAAAGTGGAATCCTCGGTCATCCCGAATACGCGGGATCTTTTATCTCCTACTGCGATAATCGCATGAATTCCGTATCTAACCTTCAAAATCTTTTGGATGTCTCCGATCCATCTTCTAATATTTGGGTTCATGCTGTTTCCGAATGCTATGACAGAAATTTCAATTTGCAAATTGCCAAATTACTTCTACCAATTTTTCGCAAATACCCTGCATTATGGGAAACTGTTCCCCTTTTAAGCAGGTTACCAGAAGATGAACGCTCACTTACTCGGTATTTAAGTTATTGGAGCATCCTTTCTGGAGAATCATTCCGGCAGCCTTTTGTAGAACTCGCTGAAACTCTTCATTGTTCCATATAAGACCAATTTACCCACTGATTCTCACGCCATAACCAAAACTCAGCCGCGCCACCGTTGTAATAGATATAAACTTTATATCCTGTTACCTCTGGTGGCTCTGGTTTCCCGCCAAGCAAGATCTCTTCTCTTTTCGCCATGAACTGATGCATAGCAAAAGAAATTGTTTTTTCAAGCTGTGCATAGTCAACGCCCATAGCTCCCGGTGCTCCCTTAGGGCATCCGTAATTCTTGAACGTGTTCATGTAATTCACCTTCTTTCTTTTTTTTGTCATCCTGCTTCTGGCTTACCATGGCTTCTCCCATACCCAAGAGATAACCCTTGTCAAAATCAGACATTTTAGAAATTGCCGTTGCGATGGTTTCCAGAATCTGTTTTTCTTTTTCTGACATCTCGTTTCACTTCCTTTCTTTGATTTACCAACAACACAATGATTTTTCTCGCTTGCGTTGTTGCTATGCGTCTATTATATGTGGCTTAAGGTCTTTTGTCAATAGTTTTTTTGTGGCTTTTCGACTTTTTGTTCTTATGCCACAATTTTATATTGATTTTTTTTCTGTCATGGGTTACAATACATTCAAGGGAAAGAGGTGAGAAAATGAATGAACGTCTTAAGAGATTAAGAAAAGAATTAGATATAACCCAGCAAGAATTTGCTGACAAACTTGGAACTGCAAGAAATAATATCGCCGGTTACGAAACAGGTAAACGCCAGCCAAGTGATGCCGTCATCTCTCTTATATGTAAGACAGACTTCCCAAAAGGAAGAGTCAATGAGACCTGGCTACGCACCGGTGAAGGAGAAATGTTTATTGAAGCGTCCCGTGATGAACAGATCGCCGCTTTCGTCGGCGGCATTCTAAAAGATGAAGAAGACACTTTTAAGAAAAAGTTCATATCAATGCTGGCTGCGTTAGATGAATCCGACTGGGAATCCCTGCAGAAAATGGTTGAATTATTGCAAGAAAAAAAGGGCTGATTACCTCAGCCCCAAGATCGCTTTGACATACGTAAAGATCAGGATTAATCTCCTATCATCGGCATGATCAAGCATTTCAATTATAAGTTTCTTGTAATCATCCATAATATGTACCCTCCGATCTAGTCTCATTATATACGAACGTTCGTTCGATTTCAATATCTTTTCTCGAACAATTTGTTCTCTATATTAATATTACGGATCAAAAGGGTGAAAATTAGTAAATTCTGGAAATCGTCTCCAATCGTGGACACTTATTTCCATTGGCTGTCATACAGATCCTGCATACGCACCTGTAGGCCCTTCGCGATCTGCTCCAGCGTATCAAGTCTGGGGATGCCTCCATTGCATAACTTTCCAAGTGTAGACTTAGGCACGCCCGTTAAGATCGATACCTGCCGAAGAGAAAGATTTTTCTTATAAATGACTTCTGCAATTAATATCTTCATGCAGACAGCATTTACAATATCGAAAAAAATATTCTGGAAAAGTGTAATTTTTCGAATTTTTAAACGTATATATATGGGATGTTATATCCGAATATGCGTTGAGGGGTGGTGCCTATGATTTTCCCGTAGCAATACAAATATAAAATATAATATAAAACAAACGAGGAAAAGCATATGAAGTTTTTTATGTTTCTAATCATCATAACAATTATTCTCTGTATTCTTAACGAAATATGGCCGTATCTTTTAGGCATAGCTGCCTTTATCCTCGGAACATATCTTCTTTGGAAACTTTATGAACATTGTTATTTTAACAGTCAGAATTTTAAAGCTATCAAACAGCGAATCGCTACATACGCCAAAAGCTGCAATGAATTGAACGAGCATATTGAGAGTCTCAAAGACACAACTTTGATCTCAAATAAAGTAGACTATGGCGATGCTACTTACCATGATTCCAGCAAGTGGAATTATCAAAGAAAATACTTGAAAGACCAGAAATACGAGCCAAATGTTCATCAATGTTCTCGTTCTGTCTGTGACAACGCCCGGAAGAAACCTTTCGAGTATGTTTGTAAGTATTTTGGAATAAAGGCAAACGAAGAAACACTGTCCAATTTCGAAACAATTTTAAATAATTTCGAGGCTGCCGAAGAAGGTAAGCAGAATCTTAAAGCGGAAAAAGATAGTATCTTTAAAAGCATCGAAACAGAAATTCCTTTTCTTATTCGCACCATAGGAAAAAGAAAATTGGAAAAAAATCTTGGATTCAAACCGATAGATATGAGTACTGCATATTTCCCGAAATATATTTTTGAGTATGTTAGTTCGGGTGGTAATGCTTCTACTCAGTGTGAAGTGGTAATGAATATTGAAAATCTAAATAAATTCATCCAGTTCTTATCTGAAAAGATAAAATTCAGCAAAAGTGTGGCCGGACAACGTGCTCTCATGACAAGTAAACTTCGTCAGCATATTAAAGAACGTGATAAATTCACCTGCAAACAATGTGGTATCTCTGTTGCGCAGGAACCTCATTTATTGCTTGAAATTGATCACATTATTCCTGTATCAAAAGGTGGATTGACTGTTGAAGATAATCTTCAAACATTATGTTGGCGTTGTAATCGCAGTAAAGGATCTAAAGTAACACCAGAATCCTAAATGCGATAAAAACATAAAAAAGGAGAATGTCTATGAAAAAGAAAATCGTAACCCTTATGCTCGCCACCGCGCTCACCGCATCCGCGCTGACTGCCTGCGGATCGTCAACCGCTTCCAGCTCCTCAAGCGCTTCGTCTACTGCTTCCAGCAGCATCAGTGAGACCGAAACTCCAACGCCTACGGAAGAGGCAACACCGACTTCAACCGAAGAAGCCGCAAGCACACAGTCCGAATCCGAAGACTCCAGCGTTCCGTGGGACTATACATCGGCTCTTAATTCAGCTGAAAGCTACAGTGAAATAATGCACATGTCAAAAGCTGGAATCTACGATCAGTTGACTTCTGAGTATGGAGACCAGTTCTCTGCCGAGGCTGCCCAGTATGCAGTTGACAACATGACCGCCGACTGGAATGCAAACGCTCTCGCAACAGCAGAAAACTACAATGAAACGATGCATATGTCGAAAGCCGGACTCTATGACCAGCTTACATCTGAAAGTGGAGAAAAATTCACCGCTGAAGAGGCGCAGTACGCTGTCGATAATATAAATGCTGATTGGAACGCAAACGCCCTCGAGACCGCAAAAGACTACCGTGATAACATGGATATGTCGCCAGAAGCGATCCGTGATCAGCTCACCTCTGAATATGGTGAACAGTTTACCGCCGAGGAAGCCGATTACGCTATACAGAATTTAAATTAAAATAAAAAACCGCCCCGGTGCGCCAACACCAGGACGGCTCAGTAACATTCCGAAGAATGATACCAGTTCGCAAAACATATTGTATCATCTTCGGAAACGCCAGACAAGCAGAACGTTTGTTTTGGCGTTTTTTCTCATACTTAAAATTGAAGAAGGTGATATTATGTCAGCACTTAAAAATGGTGCTCTCTACATCCGCGTCAGTACCGCGGATCAGACAGAACTCTCTCCGGATGCCCAGCAGCGTCTGCTCCTGGACTACGCGAAAAAAAACGGGATTGTCATTGCAAAAGAGTTCATTTTCGAAGAATCTGTCTCCGGCCGGCATGCGGACCGGCGGCCGAAATTCCAGGAGATGATCGCGCTTGCCAAGCAGGAATCCCACCCAATCGACGTGATCCTGGTCTGGAAATACAGCCGTTTCGCGCGTAATCAGGAAGAGTCTATTGTATACAAATCGCTCCTCAAACGAAATAACATTGATGTAATCAGCATCTCTGAGCCACTGATTGACGGCCCGTTTGGTACGCTGATCGAGCGTATCATTGAGTGGATGGACGAATACTACTCCATCCGTCTATCCGGTGAAGTCCTGCGCGGCATGAAGGAAAAAGCGCTGCAGCACGGCTACCAGGCAACACCCTGTCTCGGATATCGGGCCGTTGGCGGTGGTAAACCGTTTGTCATCGATGAGACAGAATACCAGATTGTCAAGTACATCATGGATCAGTACGACTTCGAGCATCTGGACCCGACAGCGATTGCACGCAAATGCAACGACCTCGGATACCGCACCCGGCGCGGAAATCTCATGGAGCGCCGCTCGATCGAACGTGTACTGCGTAATCCTTTCTACGCTGGTACCGTGGTCTGGAATGGGATCTCTTTCGATGGCACACACGAGACGCGGCTGGATCCGGCACGCTATCAGGAGCGTATCAAACGCATGGATGCCCGCAGACGATCTCCAAAGAGCCGCAACCCATCCACCTGCCGCCATTGGCTGTCCGGTCTTCTACAATGCCCCGTATGCGGTGCTACGATGACGGTAACGGCCGGGAGCACATCTTGTCCGTACTTTCAATGCTGGAAATATGCAAAAGGCTTCCATAAAGGCTCCAATTCAATCACCGTTGCCAAGGCAGAGCGAACCGTCTACCGCTACTTCGATGATATCCTCGCCGGTGCGGATTTCTCCTTCACTGTCCGCGACCGGAAGCAGGAGCAGGAAGATGATGAAACCATCCAGCGGCTGCAACAGGCCCTGGAGCATCTGGCTGCCCGCGAAGCTCGCGTGAAGATGGCTTATGAAAATGGGATTGATACGCTGGAAGAATACGGTGCCAACAAAAAAAGGCTCGCCGAAGAACGGCAGAGCCTGCAGGAAGAACTGGACCGCGTGCTTACGCCCGCCGCCCCGCCGGAAACAATCTCGAAAGAAGATTTCCGGAAAGAGATAAAAAACATCAATGATATTCTGAAAAATCCAGAGGAACCAGCCGAGAAAAAAGGACTTCTGCTCCGCTCCATCGTGGATCGTATCGTCTATGAAAAAGCTTCTGGGACCATGTATTTCGACTTTTTCGTTTCCTGATTCTTCCTTTAAAAAATCCCGCAAAGCCGCATAAACACTGGATTTTCTGGCTTATCATCTGGTACGGAACTCCGGGCCACCATACTGACTCATGATAATTTGGGCGATTTTGGGGTTTGGTGTCGTGATGTTTACAGGATACTCGAGGCGTTTTTCATAATTCCAC